GCTTAAAAATCGACGTTCTAAAGAATGGCGCGATAAGATACAACAGGAAATCACAACCGAAAGCGCCGTTAAGCTGGTTATTGATAATAATGAATTGAGTGAACCAGATGAGTAAAACAAATCTGTTTCGCGATGTAATACGGCCAACGCCCAAGCAAAAGGAATTTTTAAGAGCAGTAAAGCAAAACATATATACACTATATGGCGGCGCTGCTGGTGGTGGTAAATCGTATATACTCCGTTGGGGTTTAATATGGCTTTTAATTGACTGGTTCATTAAAACGGGAATTAAAGGCATACGCGTTGGGTTGTTTTGTGAGGATTATCCAAGTCTTGATGATCGTCAAATATCTAAAATCAAAATGGAGTTTCCGGAATGGTTAGGAACCTACAAAGAAAGCAACCATGAGTTCACATTGAACGATGAATTAGGCGGCGGTGTTATATGTTTCCGTAACCTAGATAAACCAAGTAAATATCTTTCTAGTGAATTCGCTGCAATAGCAATAGACGAATTAACCTTGAATAGTCGTGATGTATTCGACTTCTTGCGAATGCGTTTACGCTGGACTGGTATAAGTGATACTAAGTTAATCGCTGCAACCAATCCGGGCGGCAAGGGCCATATGTGGGTTAAGGATTTATTCATTGATAGAAACTTTACAAAGGAAATGCAACCATTCGCCGATAAGATTGCATATATCCAAGCAAGGGCAAGCGATAACCCGCATTTATCACAGTCTTATATAGATGCACTTAACACGTTACCAGAAAAACTTCGTAAGGCGTATTTAGATGGCGACTGGAATATATTCGAAGGTCAAGTGTTTACAGAATTCAGAAATGATAAGCATGTAATAGAACCGTTTGAAATTCCGCATCATTGGCAACGATACCGGGCAATGGACTGGGGTTATACGAAACCATATGCAGTATATTCCGCAGCGGTTGATTATGACGATGTACTTTATATTACTGGTGAGTATTACGGTTGCAAGCCGGGCATGCCAGATACAGGAACACAGGAAACCGCGCGGGAAGTTGCACAAAAGATAGAACACTTGAAAGACTATCAAGGTGTAGCAGACCCGGCGATATGGCAGCGAACAGGCCATGACGGGCCAACGATTGCGGAAATATTTGCAACGGAAGGCGTGTATTGGACGCGTGCAGATAACGATAGATTGGCCGGACTTATGCAAGTGCATCAACGATTAAAAGAAGGTAAGTTAAAGATATTTAGTAATTGCGTACACTTGATTAGAACGCTACCAGCTTTAACATACGATAAAATCAAAGTTGAAGACGTAGATACAAAGCAAGAAGATCATGCGTATGATGCGGTGCGTTATATGTGTATGGCTAGACCGGTTAAATCAGTTAAACCAGAAAAACCATTCAATGACGGTTATAGATATGTTGACGATAGCGAAGGAGATATAAGCGCATGGGGCGTATGAGTGAAAGGGCGTTACGTGATTACGCCTTTAAGGTTCTTAAATCGGAATACGGCGAACGCGAAGAAAAGGGCGTTATTATTCCGGCGAAATATACAGATGCACAACTAGCAGAATTCGCCAAAGCGATGCCGCAATGGCAGCTAGAGCAAATGTACGATATGATTTACGGTTCTGAAATGGTGGAGTAATGAACATAGAACAAACATTCGATATATACGAAGCGAAACAAAATGTAAAAAGTGCATTAGCCGCCACGTCAGAATGGCGTAAGGCTGCTGCCGAAGATTTTGCATTTATGCAAGGCAAGCAATGGCAAGACGGCGACTTGAAGAAGATGCGCGAAGCTGGACGGCCAGCAATTACAATTAATAGAATTAGACCGGTTATCAATCTGTTATGCGGCTATGCATCACAGAACGAAACAGAACCGGACTTTTTACCACGTTCTGAAGAAGATGATAGAATAAGCCGCGTTGCTAAAGGTATTACAAAATACTGTTTAGACCGCGCGAATTATCAACGCAATAAAGGCAAATGTTTCCGCGATAAGATTATTTGCGGTTTAGCCAATTACTGGGTAAGTTATGAATTCGACTATACGAAGTTAGACGGCACTATTCAAATTGAACGTGTTTCTCCGTTTGATGCGTTTATAGATCCGGAATGTAAAAAAGATGATTTAAGCGATGCGCAATATGTTGGCCGTTATAGTTGGGAAAGTACGGCGAAACTAAAGCAAGTGTACCCCGATAAGGTTAATGAAATTGATGCACTTAAACATAAGTACGATGATACCGAACAGGAAGCCGGCATAGTTGAAACCGTGGACGGTGAGGCGTTATGGTACAACAACAATTACAATAAAATTCGTGTAGTGCAGTACTGGTATAAGGAGTACGGCAAAAGAAATGTGTTCATGACAAAAGAGGGGTTAATTGATGAAGCTAACCCGTTATTTGTTGTATTAATGGCTACAGGAAAGAAACCAACAAGTATTCCAGATACTAAAATCAGATATGCGACATTCGCCGATGATGTGCTATTGGAAGAAGGCGAAAGCCCTTATAAACACGGTAAATTTCCGTTAGTGCGTGAATATTGTTACTATACCGGCGAATTGGTAGATGATGAACTAGAACCGGCTGGCGTAGTGCGCGACATTAAAGATGCACAAAGGGAATTGAACAAAAACCGAAGCCAACGCATGCACGTTGTTAATCAGCAATCTTTAGGCGTTAAGTTCTGGCAAGGTCAACTAACCGAACAAGTTAAGCGTGATATTAAAAATAATAGTACTAAACCGGGTGCAAATATCTATCTTCCGCCGGGCGTAACGTTTATGGACGGTACTCCGGCAATGGATAGCAATATTAATATGGCCCTTGAGCAACAATCAAGCAATGATTTCTATTCTATTTCTGGTATTACTCCGGAAAGTCTAAGCGGTAGCGTTGGCAGTATGAGTGGCAAGGCTATTGATTTACGTCAATCTGTAACAACTGTTCAAACGGCTGGTATCTTTGAGCAATCAAAAGAAGCAGAACGCCAAATTGTAAAACTCTTATGGGGTGAGAAAAACGCACCGGGTTTAATTCCGCAATTCTACAATGAAGCCAAAGCAATGCGCATTATGGGCGATGACGGCCAAAAGGAATTCGTACAGATTAAACCGGGCCTTAATCAACCTATGCAAGAACAAGTATTAACCGATGCACTAGGGCAACCGCAACGTGATGCGGAAGGTAATCCGATTAAACAAGTGCTTTATGATCTATCCGCTTTTGATTTCGATATCGTAATTAGCACTAGCCAAGCAAGCGCAACGGCAAGACGTGCTAACCTTTACCAATTATTAGAAGCTAAGAAATCCGGCGTTGACATTCCTATGGATATCATTCTTGATTTCATGGACTTCCCAGAAAAAGAAACGGTTAAGAAACGCATGCAAGAAGCGGCAGAAAAACCAGCTTTACCAGAATTGCGTGTAAGCGGTTCACTTGATGATATGCCAGCGGAAGCATTGAGCATGTACTTGCAAACGCTAGGCGTACAGATTTCACCGCAACAAATCATGGCGGAACGGTTAGCCTTGAAAGGTAAGGGGCAAAACATTCAAAATGCACCGCCAATTTTACCGCCTATGAACGATTTAGGCGCTATGTAATATAAACTATCAACACAATAATAAACGCTCCGTAATGGGGCGTTTTTATATTATTTTCGCCCTAAGTAATGGCGTTAAAAGGCTTGCTTATACATTATCGCCCGGCAACGGCGTTAAACTGCCATATTCTTATATTCGTCCGGCAATGACGTTAAAAGGCATAAGGGGTATTTGATATGGAAAAAGATTTAGTAAACATCGAAGAAGCTGGTTTCACTCCGGAGGATTTAGAAAACGCGGGCGTAGAACTGGATAATACAACCGAAGAAACGGATACACAGGAAACTGCACCAGATGAACCCTCTACAACTGATACAGTAGAAAGTGATGCGAATGATGCGGAAGTAGAACCGGAAGCGCCGAACACTAACAAAGAAACGGAAGAAACACATGCGAACGATCATAATCTAAAGGCAGCGTTAGCGCAAGAACGCGCAAGACGTAAAGCGGCGGAAGAACGTGCTAGACAATACGAAGCGCAACAACGGCCAATTACATTGCCAGATGAAGAAGTATCAAATATTCGCGACTTTGTACGCCGTGAAGCATTAAAACGCTTTAATATTACGGCGGAAGATTTAGAAAGTCTTATGTTTGAAGATGTACAGAAATATAACGATTTCATTCGTTTTGAAGCCAATGCGGAATATACAATTACTAACCAGCAAATGGCGGTTCATCAACAAAGACAAACAAATCTCAATTTCGTAAATGAAATTAAATCATTGCCGAACTTTGGGGAATTATATCAACGTGGGTTAGAAAAGTTAAACGGAATGACGATGCGCGATGCGCAACCGATTAATGATGCTTTTTACCGCGTAGATATTGGCGAAGGTACAGAAGCCGATTTTGAAACCATTAGAAACTTTGTAACAGAATTGCAAAATGAACGGGCGACAAATACCGAAGTACCGAACAACCCTTTACAAGTTGCGGCGACGCTCCCGAAAGCTGGCGCGTTAAATGGTGGTGTTCCTACACCTAATAAAATAACGGAAGAAGATATTTTGAAAGCGTATAGCACGGGCAACCTTGATGCATTGCCGGACGATGTACGCAAATATTTTGACGAATTATAAGAGGTAAACAATGGCAGAACAAAGAAACCAAGTAAATATTCCAGCAAATTTAGTACCTAAAGTATGGGCTAAAAAAGTATGGCATGAAGGCGTAAAAGATTCTTATTTTGATAAATTTACCGCAACAGACGGTTCCAATGTAGTACATAAAAACAAAGATTTAGAAAACGTAAAAGGTGATAGCGTTGTATTTGGTTTGATGATGAACCTTAACGGCAACGGTGTTGAAGGTAACCGCGCTAAATTATCTGGTGCAGAAGATACTTTGAATATTTACGATTTCACAGTAAACACTCAATTAGTACGTAATGCGGTTTCTCGTTATGAAGCGGACGACCAAAAAACACAATATGACATGTTAAAAGAAATCAAAGGTGCATTGAAACAATGGTTATCCGATTGGTTGGATAACAAGTTGATTAGCAAACTAAGTACAGTTAGTGGCTTAACTTCTGGTGGTGAAACAGTATATGCAAGCGCTGCCGGTACACAATCCAGCATTACTGCAAATGATAAATTAACTACAACTATCATTTCTCGCGCTAAACGTAAAGCAATGATGCATGCACCAAAAGTACAACCGATTAAGGTTGACGGCATGGATAAATATATTATGCTTGTTCATCCGTGGGCGGCACGTGATTTAAAAGATGATCCAAAATGGTTGGCAGCACAACAAAACGCAAATGTTCGCGGTTCTAAAAACCCTATTTTCACAGGTTCTTTAGGCGAATATGACGGCGTTATTCTTTACGAATACGAACGCGTATTATCCGATAACACAGGCGCATCTAGTGCGAATGTATGCCATAACTTATTGTTAGGCAAACAGGCTGCATGCTTTGCAGTAGCTAGACCAGCGAAACACATCGAACAAATGGACGATTACGGCAACATCGCTGGCAATGGTATTGCGTTCTATGGTGCGGTTGAAAAAACTCAATTCAACAATAAAGACTACGGCGTTATTAATGTATTAACTGGCGGCGCTATCGAACGCTAATTTTTGAATGATAGGCGGGGTAATACCCGCCTTTATTCTTATATGGGGTGAATATGAACGTAAAACAAATAGTAAATAGGGCGTTCATGCAGATAGGCGATACACCACAGGAACAATATACACCATACCATTTATTGGAGTATTACAACGAAGGCAATCACCTATTGAACGCTTTAATTAGCCAATATTGCCCTAGCCTTGCAACTGCCACATACGAAGATAGAGGAATAGGGCGCATCGTGCTTCCGTTCCAATGTATCGGAGTGTTGAAGGTAAAAGCAGATGATGCGGAAGTGCAAGGGTATCATGTATTGAATTTACAAACGGTTGTATTTGATGCAGATCACGAGCAAAAAATAACCGTTGATTATATAAAAACTGCTGGTTATAAAACGCTAGATGATGAAAGCGGACTACCGGCAGAATTAGAAACATTACTTGTTGATTACATCGTGTATAGGGTTATGAACCTTGATATTTCCGGTGTAACGGCGAATATGGTTAATGCGTTGCAATCAATTAATAATGGTTTAGGAAATAATGAAAGTGTAATTGCGGAAGGGTATTGGAACTATGGTTGTAAAAGAACTGATTACTCTAGTTAATGTAGAGTCAAACGAAATACTAGATGAACAGTTAGAATATATCCAGTACATTAACGCAGCTATTGACTGGCTAACAACTATTCTAGTCAGTATTAAAGACCGTGAAGTAGTTAAGAATACGGATATACCAAATTTAAAAGGCGTTCCGTCAGATTTTATGGGGTTCGTTCCTAAGAGTGGTTATCCTATCCGCATCATCAACGGTACGTTTGAAACCTATGACGGGCAAACAGTTAAGCAAGTATTTTATAGTGTACGTAAAAACCACGTAGACGAAATGGACGATACAATACCGTTTTCTGAATTTTTTCATCAGTACTTAGTGCAGCTTGTATCCTTTATGGTTAAAAAGAAATCACTCATGACGGATTACGCTGCCTATGATAAACAATTCATAGACTACGTAACAGAACAAATTAAGGTGGCACGGGGTATAACATAATGGGCGTAAAACAAGTAGCCATGACGAATGGTTTCAGATTGGGCCTTGATTGGAGCAACCCGCCGGAGAATATCGACGTACAAGCCTTAACACAAGCAAGGCAATGCGAATTCGATAGAACGGATAATGCACTCCGTACTGTTCCGGGTGTTCGTATTATGTATGATTTCGGGCAACCAGTTGAAACCTTGTATTACGATGTGTACCGTCATAAGTGGTACTTTTCTAGTGGCCGTAATTTATACGAAACTGATTTCAGTACTAATACATTACTAGGTGCGTTAAACGGTACAAACAAGCCTAAGTATCATGCGTTTGGCGGCGATATTCTCATTGCAAGCGGCGATAAGTTGCAAGTTGTTTCGGGTTCCGGTAAGTTGGCAACGCTAGAAAGTCCGGTATGTGATATTGTTTCAAGTCATTCCGGGCGTGTGTTAATTGCCTCTACTAAGTCGCATCGGTTGAACTGGAGCGCAGTAGGCGACTACAACGCATGGAACCATAACAACAATGATGCATCTAGTGCGCAGTATGTAGACGTTGGCTATAAAGACCAAGGCAGCATTATTGCCGTTGATTTCCTATCACGTGCAATCATCGTATATAAGGAATACGGGCGCGTGTATCAAATAGTTGGTACGCCAGATGCAAAGGATTTAACTGTATACCCGCTTTCTTCTACTGGTTACTGTAGCGGTGCGACGATAAGCATTGATGATCGTAGCTATTATTTAGGCAATCAAGGTTTCATGTCTTTTATGCCTACTAACACCTATGCAGAAATACAACCGTTTGAAACTGGCTTGAATATCAACTCTTATTTATTGAAGTACATTACGAAAGATTGCGAAGTATGGCATATATCCAGCCGTAAACAAATTTGGATAAAACCATATAACGGCGATACAGTCTTTATATATCACTACTTGCCACGCTATGAGGACGGGCGGGGAGTTTTCACATCAAGAAAATTCACGTATAACATCAATGATGCGGTAAATGTAGATAAAGAAGTATACATAGCTTACGGCAATAAGATAGGTATTCTTGACGAAACAATAGATACCGATGATAACGTACAAATTCAAACGTCAATAGTAAGCGGCAATAGGTTGGCAACAAGACAATTCATATTAATCATGAACTACAACTTTGTAACGCATAACCTTATTTCTGGCTATGGTACTATTGGTATTTCAAACAAAAAACCTAAACCGATTGAATTCGCTAGTAAGTCGATTAAAACCTACTATGCGAACTTTAAGACCTACGATTATAAAGCGTTGATGAATGTCAACGAATACACAAAGGCGTATAAAATCGGTGGCGGTGCTAACCGTAATGTACAATTTAAAATCAATGTTCAAAAGGGCGCTATTTCATTACGCCAGTTAGATTACACATATGAAGAGGTTTAAACATGGCATATAAAGAAAAATACCCTTTGGATATTACGCCACAGGGTGATACAGTTCCGGAAAGTATCAAGAAAAACCGCGATGAACTGTTAAATATTGCGCAACAAATAGAACTAAAAGCCGGCGGCGGTGGTACTGGTGGCGGTGGTGGCGGTGGCCTACGTAATCGCGTGTTAAGTGGTAAAGTAAGCAATGGTGAGTTTTCATTCTTAACCGGCGACAACCTAAGCGTAATGATTGACGGCAGTCAAACGCCTGTTCTTGTTTCGTTCGCGGACGGTTTCAACGATTACGGCGCGGTTGATTATATCCAGACAATTAACCGTAAGCAAAGCGCATGGAGCCTACCGGCCAATAGTACATCGTATCTATATATTGAACGTTCCGCATCTGGCGGCTTAACCTATGGCAGCACAACGCTTGAACCGTTGCGCCAGCCTAATGCACCAGCAGCGGCAACGGATAAAATGTATTACAACACTACAAATGAAAAAATGAATGTGTACACAGGCACATACTGGAAAAGCATTTTACGTGTAGTGGTGGCTATTGTAGTAACAGATGCAACGCGTGTTAAGTCGATTAAATATTATGATCCGTACTTAAACACGGCAACCGATGCCGTTATAGGTACACGCACGGTAGACGGCAAAGACTATATGATTACTGACATTCTAAATAAAATGGCGGAAGCTATTAAAAAGATTGCTGGTGATACTAACTTTACCAATAACCCAAGCCGTACACTAAAGGCACTATCTGATACGGTAGACGATTTAAGTAGTGTTTATTACCGCAAAACCGATACAGTAGCAGAAGCAACGCATGCGGTTAGTGCAAATAAGGCAATGCGGGCCGACTCAGCCGCAACGGCGGATAATGTTGCATCGCGCGTTAAAAAGTCCGGTGATACCATGACGGGTACGTTAAAGGTTCCGGGCATTACTAGCGATGCGATTGATTTAGACCGTTATGCATCGAATAAAATCGGGTATAGCGGTTTTACATTTGGTGAATGTAATAATTACCACATATGGGGTTCCGCACGTTGGGGAACTGGTGTTATGTTTCCGTGGAATACAGGAGATACCCGCGTATTAGGCGCTCAATTATATTTCGCTAATAGTAATGCGGCGTATATTCGGTTTGATAACAATTCAAATGTGAATACAGAATGGCAACGTATCGCAACGTTTGAAAACAATAATACGCTAACATTCCCAAATGGCGCTAAGTTGAAGGTGGAATAATATGCCTAATCTAGTACTTGAAAAAGGCGGTCAAACGTACCGTTTCGGACTACACGAAGAAAAAAGCGTAACGCGTGGAAAATATATTACCGTTCCGTTTAACGGGCGTGATTATTATGCGCGGTATGGTGATACATCGACACCGCTAAAAATTGAAAAAGGCGGCCGAACGTATTCCATACAATATGAACCGGTTGACTTTCAAACGATTTCTGAAAGTGTTAATGCAAGGCAAGCTGGCAGTAAAATGCTACAGGTATATTTTGCTGAAGGGCGTTATAAAGTGCGCATGAGGTTTAGCAATACCAAAGAGTTTGAAGTATATATTAATGAGTATGGAAATAAGGAAGTTGCAGGAATTGTTTCAATTCATCCAAATGGATTTGCAAAAACATTTACATTAAAAATAGGCAATGTTTTTAATGAAGCTATAACAAATGCTGAAACAGATGCATACTTTACAATCG